TTTTTAATCCTTACGACGGTAGGTTGTTCCAACCGGGGTTTTGCGCACTGTTGACATTTTGCCAGTTTGCGTTCTGGCTGTCATCAATTACCGCCCAAACAAGTACGTCGCCAATAGAAACAAGAAGCTGGATGCCCGTCACGTTTGCGTTTACCGTCAATACCACACTGTTTGTATCTAGCGCAGACACAAATTCAGTAATAGAACCAGCAAACACAACCTGTGTGCTAACTGTATCTAAAGCAGAAGCGCCCTCGGCAATGGCCACTTGGATGGACAAGCCGCGTTGCAAAGTATCTAAACCAGAAGCCGCCTCTGCAACCAACGCCACAAAAACAGCCGCTGTAGTCAGAGCATCAACACCACTGGCAGCTTCAAGGATGGCCGCAGCAAAATTAACTTGGGACGCAAATACCGCGCTTGCGTCTACGCCTTCAGTAATAGCCGCAGCAAAACTAACTATTGCAGCTACAGAGTCAACACCAGAAGCCGCCTCTGCAATGTTAAGCGATGTGATGAAGTTGGCAACAAACGCATCTAGTGCACTTGCAGTCTCGGAAACACTTCCGGCAAATACCACAGGGCCTTGGATTGAATCTACGCCAGAGGCAGTTTCGGCAATACTGCCGGGGTATGTGCCCAAAGCAGAAATAGTATCTATGCCACTTGCGGATTCTGGGATCGAGACGTTAAATATATTGTTAATGGTATCAACAGAATCCACGCCAGACGCAGCTTCTGCAACTAACCCCGCAAAGGTAGTAAGTACAGAAACATTATCCAGCGCGGATACGTTTTCAGCAATTAAACCCCCTGCCGTAAACAAAGTGTCTACCGTTGAGTTAACTGAACCTGATTCGGAGATGGCAACGGCAAACGTGTTGCCCCCTTGAGAGGCAAACGGCGCTTGAGCAAAAGCTACATCTCCGAACATACCCTATTAGGTCGCTGTCAGAGTGAAAGTATAAGTAACGTTCAATGTGTCGCCAGAAGCAACAGACTTGTCGCCACCAGTAAAATCGCTTCCAGAGAACAAGATACCTGAAGTGCCGGTAGCTACGCTAGCTAAAAACGCGCCAGCAATAACGGCTGTGCCAGTCATTGAAAAAGCTGAAGGCGAAGCGGAGTTGCTAATTGCAGATTGTCCAGAAGGGCTACCAGATGTAGGGGAGCCAAAAGTCACAGCTTTGCGGTTGCCAGAGTAGTCTGTATTCTCTGTCCAACCTGCATGAGATGCCAACGTATCCGCAGCAGCAAACGTTGTACCTGAGCCGGGGCCAGTCACTAAGCCTACGTACCAAGTTGTTGTCTGTGCGCCACCACCAAAGTAGGCGCTGTTCATGTTAGCCAAACCTTGGTTAACTACCAAGTTGTGGAAGGTGTCTGTCCACTTTTCAACGCCGTCTGCGCCTACGCAAGTAACGGTGTAAACACCACCAGCGCCAACGGATTCACCGAGGCCGGGGCGGGTAACTAAAGTAGCTGACACTTGGTCTTTTGCTGAACTGAATTCCATGATAGATCCTTAAGAAATGCGCACGATGGCGCTGTTGGCATCGGGGGTTGGGAAGATGATTTGAAACGTATCGTTGTTTACTGTCTTGTCTGAACCAAAGTCCAGTACAGCAACAGAGGGGTCACCTGCAACAGAGTCGTTATAGATTAACGCGCCACGGCAAGTAAATGTAGCGTTTGTCCAACTTGTATTGTTAAACGAAATAAACGCAGTGGGAACACCCGCAGTGTTGTTGCCAGAAGTTGGTGATGTCGAAATAACTAACGTGTTTCCGCCGGTTGTATAACCGCCGCCATTAGCCACTTCACCCGTCATACCCACTGTGTAGGCAGTAGTGCTTGCACTAAGATTTGCTGCGGCTGTAAACAGCGCAACTTTAAAAGTGTTGGGCGATGTGGGGCCAAAGTTGTGAACTGCTTGGAGCAGTTGAACTTTAAAGCTTGTGGTTGCTGTTTGCGAAATTGCCATATCAAGTCACCTTTTGTCGGAACTGTCCAGAACGATACGCGTCTTGACGCTCCATACCATCGGCCAAACGTTTTGCTAGAGCAAGTGCTTCCATGAACTTCTGATTGTACAGAGTCATCATGTCTGGCTCACCCTTCATGTAGGTGTAAGCTTCAACCAAAGAGCCGTACAACAGCACAGAGTCAAAGTTGTCACCAAGCCACGTTGTACCCGCAGTCACAATGGACTCTGGGTAATAGTAATAATGCAACTCAACGCCGTATGTAGCATCGGGGGTCGGGCCAAGGATAAAAGTCAACTCGTTGACGTCGTTGCTCTGCGCACCAAACAATGCGTAGTAACGAGGGATAGCCGTATCGGTCGGCTGTGGGTACGCTTGACGGATAAAGTTAACGTCTTTGTTTAACAGATACTCATACGCGCCTGTAGCGTCAATGATCGCTATGGAATACACCGCCAAGAAGTCGTTAGGGCACCCTAAATACTTATTGCCGGAAGACGTTGAACCCGTCACATTCTTGCGAATGGAGGGGAACTGCATCGAGTTGTAAATACGCTGCTCAGCCTGCTGAACGAACACGGGTATCTCAGCGATAAAATCCGCTTCGGTATTCTCCGTGTACGCCTGAATAGCGTTGCTGAGTGCCGTGTAATTCATGCCATCGGGCCTCGTGCCATCACGCCTTTAGTAGCGCATCCTGTGCCGCGAATCTTGATGCCTGATGTCTTAGTGCCGGGGTAGGGGTTGCTACGCTCGTTGGCCAAGGATTGGTTGGCTTTCAGCGCTTGCTTGACGGGCATCTCACCCACTACAACGGTGGGTTTCTTTGTGGGTTGCTTGTATGTAGCCATCTTAGCCTCCACGACCAACAGAACGTTGGTTCATGACCTTAGCCATGTTACGGCCATACTTGAGCATATCGCTGTTGGTTTTACCGCCAGCTTTAAGTTTTGTAGGCGTTTTGCCGGGGTGCATATTCTTCTCATGCTTACCCACGGCAGACTTAATCATCTTCTTGTCTTGGGATAAATCTTTCTTGTCCATGTTAGGCTCCTATCTGTATCGTTACTGTACCAATTTGCACGCCTAACAACAAGTAGTTTGGTGTTAAAGCTGCATCAAAAAATCTGGATCCGCCAACCGGATTCCAACCCCACTGAATTTCACGTGACCCCCCAGTTGGGAATCCCACTGCATTTATGTTTGTACTATCCGTGTTCTCAATCTGCAAACCACTTGTACCGGCTGTGTAGTACGTTGTATCCCTACGCGGGTTACGCACAGCTTGGGGGTCGTCTACTGGGAACATTCCCAATAACAACTGTGGCTGATCTGGATCCCAGCATGTTGGGCAAACCAGCAAATTGTAAAGCTTCGTCTTCTGAATCTCTTTACGAAGCGATGTTAGCTTGTACTGAAACCCACAGCGATCGCACATGGCGATACTGTTTTTACCGGAAGCAAAACGATTGCCCATTAGGTACTGCTACCAATAAACATCTGACGAGGTACAAAGCGAACAGCGGCCTTCTCCCGATCTTCATCGGCGGCTAACTGCCAAGCTTCATCGTATTGTTGCTTCAAGACGGGCAGGCGCTCCGCGCCACCTTCAATCTTGAGAGCCAAATAGTAGGCCAAGCCTGCCACCATACAGGGCAGGAAGCGGAAAGGTACATCCATTGTACGTACACCACCGCCAGCATCGTCAATTCGACGCATACGCCAATAAACGAATTGGTAGGTCTGTGAGCTATCAGGCGTTGGCCAAACGGTTACAGAGGGCAAATTTTGTGTGTACACCGCTGTACCTGTTATGTGCGTAGCGGCAGTTGTACCGTTCTGCCCACGGAAACAGTTGTACAGCACGTTGCCAGAGATGTAGCCGTACTGAATAGTCTCAGCTTCGACCAACAAGAACCCTGTAGCAGGCAGGCCAGCAGTGGAAGTCAACGTGATCGTTGTATCTGTAGCGCTGATCGCGCCATTCAACGTGGTGCCAATCGAAGAAGTCTGGCCATCCAAACGTTGATACCACACCTGAATAGGGCGGGCTTGTTGCAGTTTGTTAGGGATCGTGGCGTAAGTAGAAACACTGATGCGGGTGATCGTCAAGTCAGCTTGTGTAGACGCGCTACCCGCGCCCGTGCGAATCACATGCTCAAGTAGATCCACTGTATCTACGGGCAGGGCGTAGGTGTTCAAACCCGGAGTCAGGTTGAGTGTCCCCTGCTCAAACGTCCACATGTTGATACCACGGTTTGCCCAATCAGCAAACATCAAATTTAATGATCTACGAGCAGTGCGTAAATCGTACCCCGTGCGCAACTCCGAACCGGCGCGTTCAAACGCTTCCTCAACTAATTCATTGAGGTCAAGATTAAACGCTGCGGTTCCTGAAGTTGTCATCTAAATCCTGCCGTTTTCTTTGCAATTGTTTTGGGTTGCTTTACGAATTGTTTTCCGGCGGCTTTTCCTGCGCGTTTTGCTTTGGTCGTCGCAGCGTACTCAGCAGGGCTGAGACTTTTGATCGCAGCGCTTGGAAGGTATCTTTCACCCGTGTCAGAAGATTTTTTACCACTTTTGGTTCTCCATTTTTGGTCGCCCCAATCCTTCAATGATTTTTGAGGCGCTTTCAATCTCGGTAACCCCCGCCTGCCGCCTTGTACTTCTTGGCAACAAGCTGAGCCTTACGAGCCGACCACTGACCTGCACCCGTACCTTGCGTAGCTGCTGATTTCACCTGCGACACAATCTTCTTGCGAAGACTGGGTTTTGTGTAATTGCCAGCGGCGTTGACCTTCCCACCCTCTTTGTATTGGGTGAAGTCGGTATCATCACGGCGAGCCTTACGCTTGCCGTTAGGCATTTTAGAGGGGGAAATATCCCCCATCCCGCGGCTGGCCATCATGGTTTTAGCAGGCTTTGCCGCCGTAAGCCATCTTCTTCATGCCGCCAGCTTTCATTCCCAAAGGAGTGCTGCCCTTCATGGAAATCATTGTGCCCTTGGTTTTGCCTTTAGAGGCGATACCGTCTTTGCTAGGGGCTGCTGTACGCACTGTGCCCATTTTAGCTTTGGTAATACCGTTGTTCTTTGTAGCCATGATAGATCCACCTTCTTTAAAAAAAGTCATTTTTCCGTGATCGGTTTTAGACTTATTCACCTTCTGAACATCTGGACGGGTACGCCCGCCAGAACCAAACTTCTTACCCTTATCCGCTTCGTCAAAGTCTTTTCCAACGCTTTGCGGTATCCCAACCTTCTTGGCAAACGCAGGGTTATGCGCTATTGCCGCCATGAAATTGTGTTGCTTTTTGCTAGTGCTAGGCATGTCAAACCTTAATGATCCAGCCTTTGCCAAGCACAAAGCCAACAAACAGCATGCCGATCCAAATAAGCGCCTTTTCTACAACGGTCTTACCAACCTTCTTGTAGAACTCGCCAGACATCTCTTCGATGGCCAGCTTTGCCGCTTTACGGGCAATCGCTTCTTCGCGGTCTGTTAATGTGATCTCAGTCATATCAGCAGTTCCAAGCCCGAAGGCTTTTGTTGATGCGGGAGTTCGGGTCTTTCTTGGCCTTCTCTCCGGTCAGCTTCTTCTTCATGCCTTCCATGCGGGCGCAGAAAGAGTCGCGGCGTTTGCCGCCCTCTGGTTGAGGAGCTTTCAGTCCGGGCTTCCCGGGATTGGCCTTGTTGTATGAGGCCCGTCCCTTGGCGTTCAAGCCGCCCTTCTCGGACTTTCCCTCTTTGCGCGTCCATGCTGGAGTCTTAGCCATAGAACACCGTCACTGACGCAATACCTGTCAGCGTCGCGTAGATGTTTGTGTAGCAGCGCACACCTTCACCCGGAATCAATGTATAGAACGAGTTAGGGTTTGAGTTAGCTGGAATGTCGATTTCAATTGCTGTTGTTCCGCCAGAACCACCGTCTTTTAAAACAAGTGTGCCAGCAGCGCCAGCTGTAGCGCAAATCGAAAAGCCTTTGATACGGGCAGGTTGCGCAAAGACTGTGCCGGACGCGTTCAGGTGCGTCGACTTTACGTCATATTGCATTGTCATAATCAATCTCCTTTAAAAAGGGGCCGAAGCCCCACGGGTTGATTAGGCAGCAACAGCGCCGCGCAATGCAACAATAGCCCAGCCAGCGGCTGTGTACACCAATGTGGCGGATTCGCCAACGCTAGTGAAGGTGATGGTTGAGAAACCAATCTTAGTGGTGGGAGTCAACACAGCAGAGCCACCGTCCACAGTGTGCACAACTGTCTTCAACTGACCAGATACGCCATCAGCCAAAGTCAAAGCTTGTGCAGAACCTGTGGTGGTCAAAGATGTGATGAGGTTAGTGATGTCAACTGCACCAGCGCCAGACAAAGCTTGGACGCCGCCAACGAGTGTGTCGCCGACAGAAGATGTAACAGTGGTAACGCCAGTAGTTGCGTTGATAGAGATGGTCTGAAAACCATTCTGCGATCTTACTGGGCCGTTGAATGAGGTATTTGCCATGATTTTTCCTTACATGCAAGTTGGGGTGTTCTGTCTGCATGTCGTCAGCCGGGACTGTCAGAACACCGGATAAGCCCGGATTAGTGTGTTTATATCACGGTGCTTGTGCATGTGCAAGAAATATTTTTGGCTGGCATGGCTGGGATCGAACCAGCGACAGGCGCATTAACAGTGCGCTGCTCTACCGACTGAGCTACATGCCAATAAGATAAAAAGGGCCCCCGAAGGGTAAAAAATGACGACTTCAGGACTCACATCGTTTAATTTAGACCTCAACGACATGGTCGAGGAGGCTTTTGAACGTGCGGGTTCTGAACTTCGCACAGGCTATGACTTGCGCACAGCCCGTCGATCATTAAACCTTTTGTTTGCAGATTGGGCCAATCGTGGCGTGAACATGTGGACGTTTGAGCAGAACACCATCACGCTGGTGACTGGGCAGCCCACATACGCACTGCCTGATGACACTGTTGACTTGCTGGATCATGTGATTCGTACAAGCGCCAACGTGCCCACAAATCAGGCCGACCTGACGATTACGCGCATCAGTGTGTCTACCTATGCCACCATCCCAAACAAATTGATTCAGGGCCGTCCTATTCAAGTTTGGGTGCAGCGTCTGACTGGCGGATCAAGTCTGCTTACAGGTACTGTGCAGGCCACGATCTCTGCAACAGATACGACCATTCCTGTGACTTCTTTGGTGGGCATCCCCACCGCTGGTTTCATCCAGATTGGCGGCGAGCTGATTGGGTACAACGAGACCGCGCCAGCGGCCGATGGTAACCCCGCATATCTGTACAACTGCACACGTGGACAAGACGGAACGACAGCCGCTATTCACAATGCTGGCGCTACCATGAACTTGGTGCAGAAGAACAGCATCACTGTGTGGCCAACGCCGAACCCCGGACAGACATACCAGTTCGTGTACTGGCGCATGCGCCGTATTCAAGACGCTGGTAGCGGCACAAAGACCATGGATGTCCCATTCCGTTTTATTCCTTGCTTGGCCGCAGGCTTGGCGTACTACATTGCGCTCAAGGTTCCAGAAGGTTTGCAACGTCTAGAGGTGCTGAAACAGCAGTATGACGAGGCTTGGGACCGCGCCGCAGGTGAAGACCAAGAGAAGGCAGCAGTGCGCTTTGTGCCACGTCAGATGTTCATTGGAAGCGGTACGTAAATGGGCAACCGGTTTGCGTCCGGCAAAAATGCGATCTCGGAGTGTGATCGCTGTGGCTTTCAATTTAAGCTGACGGAACTGCGCAAAGAAATTATCAAGACCAAGAACTACAATCTCTTGGTCTGTAGAACATGTTGGGACCCTGACCAGCCGCAGTTGCAGTTGGGCATGTACCCAGTGGATGATCCGCAAGGTTTGCGTGATCCGCGTCCTGATACAACGTACTACCAAGGTGGTACGACTGGTTTGCAGATTTCCAACACGGGCAGCACGTCAGTGGACGCGGTCGGATTCCCGTCTGGTGGTAGCAGGGTTTATCAATGGGGCTGGAATCCTGTTGGTGGCGCAAGGGGTTTTGATTCTGTGTTAACGCCAAACTACTTGGTTTTATATGCAGAAGTTGGTACAGTAACGATACAGATAGGAGCTTAATATGGCTAAAGAAGATATGAAGGCAGACAAAAAGCAAGACGTCTCCCTTATCAAAAAGGCGTTCAAGCAGCACGATGCTCAAGAGCATAAGGGCGGCAAGGGCACGACCATCAAGTTGAGAGCTGGCGGCAAGACCAACAGCGACATGCTGAAGATGGGCCGCAACATGGCAAAGATTGCCAACCAAAAGTCCACCGGACGTAAGGGCTAATCATGGCTACATACAAGCAACCCATTAAGAAGCCCAACGTTGTTGTCGGCGAGATGCCTGTTAAGCAGGCCCTCAAAGCCAACACGTCTTTGGCCAACGAGCGCAGCAACCCATACGACGGCGTGAAGACTTCCGGCATCAAGATTCGCGGCACTGGCGCTGCGACTAAAGGTGTGATGGCTCGCGGCCCGATGGCTTGAGGTAGACATGAACTATACGCAGCTCAGTAGCGCTATCCAGGCGTACGCAGAAAACACGGAAGCCAATTTCGTGGCGGAGATTCCTGTCTTCGTTCAGCAAGCTGAGCAGCGTATTTACAACACCGTTCAGTTCCCGTCGCTTCGCAAGAACGTGACTGGCGCAACGTCAGCCAACAACAAGTATTTGGGATGCCCTGACGACTTCTTGGCTGTTTACTCCATCGCTGCTATCGACCAGACAGGCGCGTATGAGTACTTGCTGAACAAGGATGTCAACTTCATTCGTCAGGCGTACCCCGTCCCCACAGACACAGGTCTGCCACGTTACTACGCGCTGTTTGGCTCTCAAAGCAACGACGTCAACGAATTGACTTTTATTCTTGGCCCAACGCCAGATGCGTCGTACGGCGTGGAGTTGCACTACTACTATTACCCCGAGTCGATCGTGACTGCGGAGACAACGTGGCTTGGCGACAACTTTGATACCGTGCTTTTGTACGGCTCTTTGGTTGAAGCGTACACGTACATGAAGGGTGAGGCAGACATGCTCCAGTTGTACAACACCAAGTACCAAGAAGCATTGATGCTGGCTAAACGTTTGGGCGATGGTATGGAGCGTCAAGACGCTTACCGCTCCGGCCAATACCGTCAGAAGGTAGTCTAATATGTCAATCGCACAAACCGCGACAACAAGTTTCAAAGTTGAGCTGCTCCAAGCAGTTCATAACTTTGGCCCCACATCGGCCAACACATTCAAGATTGCGCTGTACACAGGCTCGGCCGACATTGGCCCCACCACTACGGTGTACTCCACCACCAACGAGGTCGTGGGTACGGGTTATACGGCTGGCGGCAACACCTTGGTGATCTCCACGTCGCCAACTTCAGGCAACAACTCAAGCTACGTGCCAACAGCGTATGTATCGTTCAACAATACAAGCTGGACAAACGCCACATTTACGTGCCGCGGCGCGCTAATTTATAACGCCACACAAGGCAACAAGTCTGTGGCTGTTTTGGATTTTGGTTCTGATAAAACTGTCAGCAACGACACGTTCCAAATCATCTTCCCAACACCCGATGCCACTAGTGCCATCGTTCGTATTTCTTAAGGACTCATCATGGAATTCAGTTCAGCAAAAGACGAAGTAACTGCCGGTGTCGCAGTTCGCCCCCAAGGTGCTGATGGCGCAAGCGCTGGCGGCGTTTACACTGTTGTTTGCCACGACGCAAACGGTAACCTGAAATGGTCTGACAGCTTCCACAATTTGGTGGTGAATCAAGGCTTGCAAGACATGAACTCTAAGTACTTCAGCGGTTCTGGTTACACCGCCGCTTGGTACTTGGGTTTGGTGACTGGCCCCGGTTCAGGTACAACCTTTGCCGCTGCTGACACTTTGTCCTCACACTCTGGCTGGACAGAGAACACCAACTACACAGGCAACCGTAAGGCAGCCACATTTGGTACAGCTACTACTGCTGATCCTTCTGTGATTAGCAACTCCGGTTCTCCTGCCGTGTTCACAATGAACGCCAACGCTCAGACCATTGCTGGTGCTTTCTTGTGCTCAGTTTCTTCTGGCACGTCCGGTGTTCTGTTTTCTGCTGGCGACTTCACTGGCGGCGACAAGTTTGTGGACAGCGGCGACACTTTGACTGTTACCTACACATTCTCACTCGACGCAGCTTAATCAGGTAATGCGGTGTTTGGAGATGTTACTTTTGCCCAGACACCCTTCGCTGCCCTAGGCGGCGCGGCTTTCACCGCCTCTTTGTCAGAGTCTGCAACAGCTTTAGCAGAACAAGACGCGCAGACAAACTTTGGTGGTGAAGTGGCCGAGACATCTGCCGTCTCTGCGACCTTTGCTGTTCTTGGTGGCATGACTGCCACACAAGCAGAGACTTCTCAGGCATCACAAACTCAGAGCGCGTCGGGAGCTATGTTGGCTACTCAGGCCGAAACAGCTACAGCTTCAGATAGTCCGACCGCAGCCGGGACGTTTTTGGCTAGCGTTGCAGAAAGTACTTCGGCTGTAGATTTGTTTATGGCTGTTGGCGCTATGCGTGGGGCGATTGCGGAGACAGCTGCAGCAGCTGCCACATCTTCGTCAAGTGTTGGCGTGTACGGCGCGATCGCAGAAACTTGTACTGCCACGGCATCTGCTTCGGCTGTTGGAGCTTTCTTAGCGGCCATCACTGAACAAGCTACCGCAGCTGCCACAGTTACAGCAGCATCTGCGGTGTTTACGGCCGTCTCTGAAGCGGCAGCTGCTTCAAGTGCGCAGGCAGCACAAGCCGCGTTCTTTGCGTCTTTGGCGGATTCGGCTACAGCGTCTGCTATTTTTGTAGGCAGTGCAGGGTTCAGTGCAACAGTTTCTGAGACCGCAACAGCGTTAAGCGCACAGACAGTTCAGGTCCAGTTCATTGGTAGTATCTCTGAATTGGTCAGCGCAGCTGATGCTTACACAGTGCTTAGAACGGCCAACGTCTACCCAACAGGAATTCAGCTGATTGTTTCAATCGGTGATCTGCTTGTTTGGGCGGTAATAGATGACAGCCAGAACGCAAACTGGCAAAATATAGGCAATGTTCAGGCTGCGGCTTGGAGTAATATCAGCAACACGCAAGCACCGTCTTGGGTTGTGATTACGAACACGCAAGCTTCTGGCTGGCAAAATGTTGACGATACTTCAAACCCCGGTTGGAACGACCTACCGTCGTAAGGATAAAAAATGGCTATTGTTTTAAAAGATCGGGTCAAACAATCGGCTTCTGCCCCCGGCACAGGCACGATTACTCTGGGCACAACGCCTGTTGGATTCCAAGCTTTTTCAGCCATCGGTAATGGCAACGTTACATACTTCGCAATTGTTGACCCAATCTCTGGCGCATGGGAAGTCAACTACGGCACATACACACTGTCTGGCACAACGCTGACACGTAACGCCACACCACTGTCATCGTCAAACGGCGGTGCACTTGTCAATTTCACCGGCACAACACTCGATGTGTTTTGTACGTACCCATCTGAGAAAGCAATCTACGAAGAGACCGGCGGTAACGTTCTGATTGACGGCGGCCCAATCACGGTTATTGGCAACAACGTAACAACGTACACAACCTTTGCAGCCGCCCTTGGCGAGATGTACGCCAACATCAACAGCTTCGCGCAGTTCTACGCTCAGAACTTGAGTGACGGCTCTGAAGCTTCTGCCGACTTTGTTGCGTATAACGACGCTGGTGATGGCAGCACAAACTTTGTAGACATGGGCATTAACAGCTCAAACTACACATCGACCACGTACCCAATCTTCACGCCCGGCTCAGCCTACGTCTTCAACGACGGTGGCGAGATGATTATCGGTAGCTCCACAGATGACTTGCTGTTGTTCGCAGGCGGTGTGGCTACAACCAACTGGGCTTTGCGTGCAGACAAAACAACGCAGGCGCTGACAACTAAATCAAACCTGTCTGTCGGTGGCACTCTTGGTGTTACTGGTGCAACCACTTTCAGCTCTACGGTCTTGCTCAATGCTGACCCAACGCTGGCTCTTCAAGCAGCCACTAAGCAATACGTTGACCAAGCGGTGTCCACTGGTCTGCACTTGCATCAGCCCGTCCGTGTGACGACTACTGCCAACTTGACTGCCACATACAACAACGGCTCTTCTGGCGTCGGTGCAACGCTCACAAACTCGGGCACGCAAGTAGCGCTGTCTATTGACGGCATCAGCCTTTCTACTACCAACCGAGTGCTGGTCTGGCAGCAGAGCAACCAAGCGCAAAACGGTGTTTACACAGTCACTACTGTTGGTAGCGGATCTACTAACTGGGTTCTGACACGTTCCACTGACACAAATTCTTACGTGCCTGAAAGCGATACAGGGCTTGGTGGCGGTGACTATTTCTACGTGCAAGAAGGTTTGACTGGCGCAGGCGACTCGTATGTTTGTACCAACACAGGCACGATTACGTTTGGCACGACAGCCATTACGTTTGCTCAGTTCAGCGGTGCGATTACGTACACCGGCGGCACAAACATCGACGTTACAGGCCAAGTCATTTCTCTGACCGGCACAGTTGCAGCCACTAACGGCGGCACAGGTGTAAACACTGTTACCACTGGCGATCTTTTGTACGGCTCTGCTGCCAACACATGGAGCAAACTGCCCGCAGGCGCAGCGTACAAGTCGCTGGTCATGAACGCTGGTGGCACGAACGTTGAGTGGAACGCTGTTGCCTTGAATCAATCAGGCGCAGTCTCTGGCGCTTTGCCGGCTACCAACGGCGGTACAGGTCTCAGCGCTTACACATTGGGCGACACCGTTTACGCAAGCGCAGCCAACACGCTGTCCACTTTGGCAGGCAACACCACAACCACTAAGAAGTTCTTGGTGCAGACTGGTACGGGCTCAGCTTCTGCAGCTCCTGTATGGGGTGGTGTGTCTGGCTCTGACGTGTCTGGCAACATCTCCGGTTCTGCTGGTTCAGTGGCTAACTCACTGACATTTGGTACATACCTGACTGGAGGTACGTACAACGGCTCTTCTGCTGTGACGGCCACAGTGGATGCGACTTCTGCTAACACAGCGTCCAAGGTGGTTGCACGTGACTCGTCTGGCAACTTTTCTGCGGGCACAATCACGGCCACATTGAGCGGATCAGCCACTAGCGCAACTACTGCCACAAACCTTGCAGGCGGCGCGGCCAATCAGATTGCATACCAAACAGGTTCCGGTGCAACATCATTTGCCACAGCCCCAAGTGCAAGCAACCAAGTACTGAGCTGGAACGGTTCTGCGTTCTCATGGACTTCCGGAACAATCTCTGGTGTACCGCTTGGTTCTAATTTGAACAGCCTGACCGCAGGCACATACCTGACAGGAACAGCATACAACGGTTCAGCTGCACAGACTTGGGCAGTCGATGCTACATCTGCAAACACAGCTTCCAAAGTGGTCGCCCGTGATGCGTCAGGAAACTTTAGCGCAGGTACGATTACAGCCAGCCTGAGTGGTAACGCTACAAGTGCAACCAACTCAACGACAACATCTCAGACAAACTTTAGCAACCTGACAATCGGCGGTTCACAGGTTTTGTATGCGGGCAACTACAACTCATACGCTCCTACACTGACTGGCGGTGGAGCAAGCGGAACTTGGGGCATTAACATCACGGGCAACGCTGCTACTGTGACGGGAATTACAAATACCGTTGCTTCAGGCGATATTAACACGCTTACAACGAGCGGTTTCTATCGGTTAAACCCGACCATGACCAATGGTCCGAGCAGTAACTATGGGCAGTTACTAGTTATTCACGGCGGCTCTGACACAATTACGCAGTTGTACGGCAGCTACTCTGACGGACATTTGCAAACACGTTCTGGAAACCCCAGTAATGTTGGTGGTTCTGGTGCATGGACTTCTTGGTTAACGATCCTTGATTCTGGAAACTACAACTCATATTCGCCAACATTAACAGGTGGCGGTGCAAGCGGTACTTGGGGCATCAATATTACGGGCTCTGCAGGTTCTGCGGGCTCTGTTGACTATGCCAATTTAACCAACAAACTTGGCGGCACAGGCGCATACATCACTAACGGGAGTTATCGCGCACCCATTTTTTACGATAGTGATAATACTGGCTATTACGTTGACCCCGCCAGCACATCAAACTTAAACGCTGCCAACTTTAATGGTCAAACTGTTTGGAACGGACAAATTTATATTTCCGGCACAAACTTTAATACGTTGAACAGTGGGTACAGCAATGCATCTGACGGTTCAGACATTTGGATAAACTATCGCGGGTATAACGACGGCTTTAGTTATTTCAGAAACTTTAACGTTGGTAACGGAAAAGGCACTGCATACATTTACGGTGATGGATCAAGCCAGAATGTTGGTATTGGCACCGGCCAATCAGCTTCAGTAAGACTGCATGTAAGAGCATCCACACCAACAGGTATTGGCGGTGTGCCGAGTGGTGTGACGATGATTAGTGATTCGTCCACCAACAACTACTTACTATTTCGAAACACTGCCGACAACGGTACTTACGGCGGTATTGCGTTCCAAGACAATAACATTGGCGGTTACGTTTTATTTGGTAACGCTGGTGGCGGTGGAGATCAGCTGTGGATTGCTGGTTATAGCGGCGGAGCGCTTCAACAAGGTTACGCAGACTCTATTAACCCCGGGGCTAGAACAACCATTGCGTACTGGAATAGCAGTGGTTTTACCGTTTCTAGTGGTAGCATGTTTGCGCCAATTTATTACGACAGCAACGATACAGGGCGTTATTGCGACCCCAATGGCACTTCAGTTTTTGCAGGGTTGACGGTTGTTAACACAATTAGCGGTTCTGTTAATGGAGCTTCTGGATACTTTCCAACTTTGTACGCTGGGGGTCAGCAAACCAACCCACAAGTTTATTTTAACGAAAACATTGGTTTAAGAGTAGCGATGACGGGCGTGCCATTTACTTGGTGTGATACGTTGTGGATAAATGGCTACGGCGGTAGTGACGTGCCAAACATGATTGCGTTGCACACAGCTAGAAATGGGCAGCCAAGAATGTGGATGAGCGCGCAGTCTAATCGTGCTACATCATACGGAACTACATACGAATTTGCTGCGTACGGTACAAACTATAGCGGCGGCGCATTGTATGCGGGTGTTTACTACGACAGCGATAATACAGGCTACTATTTAGACCCCTCAAGTTCTGGTGCTTCTGTTTATTGTGCCGGTAATGGCCTGTTTGGTTATGCTGGGGGCAATGATAAAGGTATCGGTATCAATAGCGGTTCCGGCGCTGGTGATTATGGTCGCATTCGTTTTTACGAAAATGGTACAAACACCCAAACCATTCACGTGTTCTCTGCAGCATGGCAAGGCGGATCATTCTTAGGATCGTCTGCTGGCGCTATCAATCTTACTGGAACCTACGGCGTCACTATTGGTTCTTGGCCAACACCTGATGTGGCAATTGCTTCTGGTGGTGGTATGTATGTTCGTGGCAACATTTACATGGCGTACAGCACCACATATTCTTTTGGTGCAAACTATTGGGCTGGCACTGGCGGATACCCCGGATACCAATTTGCAGGTGGTAATAGCCGTTTTGGGTTTAGTGGTACTGCTGGGTATGTTGATGTTTATACAGACGGTAACTACTACGGCGGTGTTGATTTATATGGTGCAAACCGCTTGGTTCCGTTATTTGATGCCAACCAAGGCGGCGGTGCTTTATATTCAAGTATTGTTTACGATACTAGCAATACCGGCTACTATGATGATCCAAGCGGTAGAGGCAACTTTAACCAAGCTACTTTTAACGGTGGTTTGCAGTTCTCCGGTGCTTTTTGTTTGAATGGCTCCGGCGCTACTTTAGACAATTCTACCGGCGCAAGACTTGGCGAAAACTATGGCCCAGTGTGGAATCTTTCAAACAGCGCTACATGGCACCATCAAGTTATTAACGGCTCTTCTTTGGTTGGTTTTTATGCCAACGGCGGGAATTTTGGCGGTGGTAATATTCTTGCTTCCGGAAACATTACTGCGTACTACTCTGATGAGCGTTTAAAGACTAAAATCACAACGATTGAGAGTGCGTTGGACAAGGTCAAATCGCTTGAAGGTTTCATTTACATTGAAAACGATCTCGCCAGAAGTCTGGGATATACCAACCCTAAAGAACAAGCAGGTGTTTCCGCGCAACAGGTTCAGGCAGTATTGCCACAAGCGGTGTCACTTGCCCCAGTTGACATGCAGGGTGTTCCAGAAACAGGTGACATTGTTTCCGCCATGCCGGTTGTGCTTTACCGCGATGCCGCTGTGTGGATTCTGCTGAGCACTAGCGCGTCAATGCCAACGACGGCCATTCTCTCGGAAATGTCCACCTTCTTTGGAGCGACGGATATTACCGGCGCGGAGGCGGAAACCCTGACGGGTGGTGTGACTAGCGATGCCGGTTCACTACACACTCACGACTACCGAACTCTATTTGGCCAAATGGGTAATAATGACCGTATTTTTGCCATTTTAGATACTTCTGCGATGACGGAGAGCGAGTTCAATGCCGATTTCAACCACTATGCGCTTGAGGCCAGCATAAACAATACCGGAGCCAGTCCAAGAGGAGCAGTTGGGACGCAGTTGTTTGAAACTTCACACGGTGGTTCTCCAACAAGACTCGAAGCAAGTCTGCTTGTAAAGTTCGGAGCGGCAGGTAGT